CCAGAACACAAGATGGAAACAAAGAGGCCGAACCTAGGGATTGGAACCTTGTTGCTGGACCGTGTGCACACGAGTCAGGACGCCGAAGGGGCGCAGCTTCAATTAAGAGCAAGGTGAGATGTAGGGACGGGGGCCATGCAGGGAACACCAACCTGGGAAGGTCGGTCGAACCGGGCGCGAAGGCGTCGCCAGGCTCTCTGATTGGCACGTAGGATTGGAAGACCTGGACGAACCAGGGCACGTGCCACGAGGGAGGGAGTGACATAGTAGGCGGAGACATCAAGAAGGCCGATGTCATCCTCGGACATGTCGAAGGCGTTGGGCCGCAAGAAGGTATTGCGGTAGGGGAGGAGACGAGTCCAGACGGAGCGTACCTGAATAGGTGCATCAGTCGGGAGCCGCCGTGTGACCCGTGCCGTTCCTGTTGTGGACAGCGAAGCAACTGCTGCCACCTCCCAAGGTTTGGGGCCATAAAGGGTCACGATGCCATCGACGTCCCCACCAAGAGTGGCGGGATCGTAGATGGTGGCGAGACCAAGGCCCCCAAATTTTTCAGGGGAGTACCAGGGAACGGGACCAGCAGACTCAAGAAGGGTCCTGTTGTGCTCGAGAAAAGCACGGTGCACCGCGGGGGTCAGGTGCAGAGGGGAGGACTCGATGAGGGTGCGGTGACGAGAGCCGATAGAAGGAAGTCTTTCATCGATCGCATCAAATGCCTGATCGATACTGCGGAGAACACTAGAACGCTGGTAGCCATAGACCAGCCCCATGTTGACATAGGGGATGTGGCTGAAGGAGCGGGTGCTAGAATTGTACTCAAATGAGGTGGAGTTCATATTAGCATAGGACGGGTGAGAGTAGACTTTACCGATGGAAGGCTCAAGGCCCGCCACAGACGCGATCTGCTTCCACACTTCCAAGAACTTGTGAGGCGCACGGACTAAGCCATCGTCTCCATTCACGGTCATGGGTGTCCTCTTAAGAGAGCACCGACGAGACACGGTCTTCTCGTAAGAAGTCCGGATCACGGCTGCGTTACACACGCACAGGATCACGAAGGATATGATGGAGCCCATTAACTGTCCCCAACGCTGCCGCTTCCCATTAATTGTGTGCCCAACTAGGGCAGCACGGAAGTCGGCGCGGAGGTCATCAGCTATAGCCAGCTCATCGCAGAAGGTATCGGCGGCCACGAGCGAGCAGGCCGGATTGAGGAAGTCGGTGGCACTCGAATAGTCAAGAGAGTGGCACTCGTCAGCCTCAGAATCGGCCCCCTCCTCGGGGGGAGGGAACTGACCAAAGTGTCGGGTCAGGTAGCTCGCCGTGATCGTTTCACGGGTTAGCCGGAAACAGGAGAACTCGCCCAAGAGTCGCGAGATATACTTCTGAATCGGCTTAAGGAGGAAGTACTTGAGTGGTGGGCCCTTGGAGATCACACGGATCTTAAGGGACTCGGCAAGGGCCACCAGCTTCACGTCAAAGGTCTTCTGTGAAGCAGACCTCCTCCTTACCTCCTCATAGAGATCCGCGTAGTACTGCTTGAAAGTCGCAGACCAAGACGGGTCGATCTCTAGAGGGACTGTCTCCTCCTCGGAGACGCGGAACTCCCCCTCGTCCGCCCTTACAGAACTCTCCTTTACACGCACACACCCACCGTATTCTCTAATACCGCGTCGTGGATCAGGCACGAGGTCGTCGTCGGTCTCTGCAGACTTGAGGAGATCAGTAAGATCCTCAGTCGAGAGTCCGGCAAACGGCCAGACACTGAACGCATCATCGTACACCGGTTCTCCAAGGAGACCCTCAGAATGGAGGGTCCCAAAGGTGCCAAGTCTGGCCCGGGTGTCAACGTAATTGGCACGGATGGAAGGGGCGTAGGGGTGGTGTAGTACACTATTCTCGATCAACCGCTTGAGGCCTGTGCGGGACGGTAGGCTGCAGATCTCCCTAACCGTTCGACGAATCTCGTCGAGGACAAAGGGGAGCGTTACAACACCATCACCATGAGGGACGGAGCACAGGGGGACGGGACGAGTGGAAGTGAGGACCTTCTCGGTCTTTCTCATGGCGTCCTTAAGGTCCTGCTCGTCAGCGCGAGGGCAGGCCTTCTTAAGATAAAGGATACCAACAGCAAACTCACGGGCCAAAGGGCCCCGCATAATCCGCTGAATAAACCGACCCCCCGTACTGCCGAGCAGTTGAGACGGGAAGTCCTTACCTTGAAAGGGACACTCAGGAAGAGCGCCCCCAAGGTGGGCTGAGAAGAAGGCGGCGAACTTATATTTGAGGAACTTCATCCACCCGCATGAGGCTGAGCATAGTTGCCAGTGAGCGAGTGTAGAGGCACGTCGAAAGCGCGTGGGGTCGAACCCGTAGACGCGTAAGTAGGCCAGGAGGGATTCTAGAGCTTCAGAGAGCTTGTCCTCATCGGTGCGGAGCACTGCACCGGGAGACGCTCTACCATAGCGCTGGGATTCTACCTCAGACGACTTACCAACCTTACCACCCCCCAAACCACGTTGCTCTTCCTCAGTGATTGTCTCCAGAACGGAGAAGCCATTTGCGAGGAAGGGTCGTGGGGAGGAGGGCGATGAAGGGATGGAATCTCGTCTGGAAGGTGCCGGTTCCAGAGTCGGCGCAGCTTGCACGGCAACCACATGTGAACAAATGTGGGTGTTGG